GATAACGAGTAGTGCAAATAATGTTTTTATAGGACAACAAAGCGGATTCCAAACAGGAGCACTAGGAACTGGTAATAACAACACTTGTATTGGAATGTTTTCAGGAGATAGTATGATAACAACCGCAAACGGAAATACAACATACGGTTTCAATAGTGGTGCTGCTATTACAACAGGATCAAACAATACTATTATTGGAAGTTCTAACGCAACAACATTAACAACGGGTTCTAACAATATCGTAATTGGTAATGGTGCGAACGTATTAACGGCAGCAGCAGCAAATGTAATTGCTATTGGAACAAGCACAACAACAATGTTTATTCAAGGCGGTTTTAACCATAACATCGGTTCAAATCTAACAGCAACAATAACTTTAACAGCACCACTCGCCCAATTCTATTCAGTTACAATGGCGTCCGCTTCACAAGTTATAACTCTTCCCGACCCAACAACAGCAAGTGTAAAAGGAGCGTATGTTGTGTTTAAACGTAAAACAAACACGACACACGCCTTTACTATAGGAGCAGGTGCTGCTACTATGATTCCCGTGAGTTCAATAACTGCCGCAGCAACTGTATCAATTGGTACAGGAACATTCAACTGTGAATTAATTTGTGATGGAGTGAATTGGAATGTAATTCAACAATCATAAATTAACCTTTTAAAAAGGTTGAACCAAACAATTAAGTATTTAAAACTATAATATTAAGATATATATATGTCAAATATTCTTCCATTTAATAAAACTGTAATTCAGACCGCCGTTCGTTTTTCGCTTGATATAAGTATGTTAACTCTGAATCAGTCAGCAACATTTCGTGCTACACTATATGACGTAGAGGATAAAGTTATTGATGCTATTAATGTAACCATTGAAGGAAATGATTACACGAAATGGTCTAACAATGATGATTATGTTGTTAAATTCATTTCAAAAAAACTGGGCTTTACAAGAATTAATTAATTAAATAAAATTATACCAAAGGTTATTAAATTATATCTGTTTATATATAGATATGATTACTGAAATTCCAAGTGGATTAAAGCAAATGGCTCCAGTAAAAGAAAATATGAATGTATACATTAAAGATATTAACCGAAATATTCCAAGTGCAAATGGTTTCGTGTGGTGTTTATGTGGTTCAGGTGGCTCGGGTAAGTCATCATTGCTTCTCTCAATGTTTAAATCTAAAGACTATTACAGGAGCAAGTTTGATAAAATATTTATATTTACGCCATTAACAAGTTTCTTATCAGTTGAAAAACATCCTTTCGCAGAACACGACAAAGTGTTTCACGAGCTCGATTGTGATACTCTAGAAGATATACAGGATGAGTTGCTATCAATTAAAGAGGACTGTGTTAATAATGATTACGAGATGGAGAACTCGTTGATCATAATAGATGATATGGGAGGAGATTTAAAAGACAAACATTTAATAAGATGTTTGAATAGAATGATATTAAAGACAAGACACATAAACTGTAGCTGGATATTCACATTGCAAAGTTATTATATGTTTCCAAAGATTTTAAGAAAGCAGATGAATTACATTACTATCTTCAAACCAAAAAATAATACGGAATGGCTATCTATTGCTAGTGAAGTATTTGGAATAGATAAAGATAAACAACGAGAATTATATGACTATTGTTTTAATAAAGAGTATCAGCATTTGGACTTGGATTTAAGAACAAGTAGAATGTTTAAAAACTTTAATGAACTATTATTAAAATAATAAAATATAATTGTAATATATATGAAAGGTATTACGCTTTGTTTAAACTCCTACCGAAATAAATCCATTTTGTTTAAAAGAAAGAAAGTCAAATAAATAATACCAAAGGTCATTTAATTAAAATATATTGTTAGTTTATAATGGCTTCAAAGAAAGACAAGAGAGATAAAAAGAAAAAAAGAAAGCTTACTGATAAACAATTATTGAAACTATTGAAAGCTTTGAAACCTCAAACTCAGCAAATTGTTAGAGTTAATGTTGGTGATAAACCAGATAAGAAAAAAGGAAATGTTCAATCTTCATATAATCCGCCTTTTGTTTTTCCGACACAACAATATCCAGCTATTGTTTCAACTGCGCCATCTGTGCCTCCAGTAGATAAAAATGCTTTATTGCCAACTGTTATTAGAGAGGCACCATCTTGGAGCAATATGCCTTTACCTATGTCTCAACAGCCTCAATTACAACCATTGATCCCTCCTCCTCCTGCCCAACAACCTTTATATTTAACTGAAACAGAAGCTGAAGGCGAATTTCTTGTAAAAAGAAAACCTAGAAGAAGTAAAAAGAGAGAAGAAGAAGCTGCACAAGGCTATTCAGTAAAGGCTCCTCCTGAACCAAGATTTAAAGCAAGAGAAACAAAAAATTCATCTCTTGGTAGAGATGCCTCTGTATCACAATTCGCATCAGCACCAGCTCCTGAATTGGGTGGATATAGTTACATAAATACTCCTACGCAAAATGATCGCTTTATACAATTTGAAATTTTAGAAGATCCTGATTCAGACCAAATGGGTAATGCTAGTCAACCCTTACCAAGTGACCAATGGAGTGGATCACCTGAAGGCATTGAAGCATCTATATCTGAATCAGCACCTCCTCCTGCCGAAGGCACTAACAAGGAAGCTACAGTAGAACCTCCTCCTGCCGAAGCTCCTCTTGAAGTCGCCCCTGCTCCTGAAGAAACATTTATTGGCAGACCTATTGGTTCTCAGTCAGCAGTTGAAAAAATAAAAAATATACCAAAAATTACTGCTTTTGGTGAAGAAGAGCCTGATTGGACTAAGAATGTTAAATTAGAAGAAATATTACCACCTACACCACCTGAACCACCAGCAAAGGCTTCTTCGGCAGTTGATCCTTATATATTTGATCCACAATATGACTTTGATTATTTACAAAATTTAGTTCGTGATGCTCCAGAAACTGCTCGGGGTGTCATGAAAGATGAAATAGTTCGAAAATTAAAAGGCGGATACCTATATGTGCCAAAAGCATATTTAACAAATACTGGACGACTTAAAACTAAAATCCCAGTTGATGAAATGTTTACTTTATACACTGGGTTAAAATAGCCCCAATATTAAATTAATTATAATATATATATGTTTATAATTAATTATGAAAAATCTCCATTACGCTCTCGTCGTTACAGAATTTATTTGATCAATGGTGAGCACATTGATATTGGTTTTAAAAAAAGTGAATATTTTATTGACAATGGTGACATTGAATTTCGTGAATTTTATTATAGTCTATTAAATAAAAAACAAATGAAACATCTTATGACTTGTGATCCATCACAACTTTTATATGAAACATTTATTTTAAATGGAGCAACTATAGATATTGTAACTAACATAAATTTTTACAATCAAATAATTCTCGAAAGTTTTTTAAATTAATTTATTTAGCTGATTTTTTAGTTAAAATCTTTATCTCTATATATATAAATGCTTGATCATGAATATGAAGAAGAACTACCTTTTTTACCTGCTAGCCATTATTGTTTTTACAAGATTATTTGTAAAGATCCAGATATTAAGAAATGTTATATTGGAAAAACAAAAAACCTAAAGGATAGAATTGCTCAACACAAATGTAAATCTGTAACCAGTGATATTAATTTGTATCAAGTGATACGAAAACATGGAGGTTGGAGCAATTGGGAGCTCACAATGCATTATAAATGTATTTGTGATGAGAAAGCCTCTATTTACATTGAGGTTGCTATTATGAAGGAATTTAAAGATAATGGCTATGACCTGCTGAACTGTCAGCTACCTACTGTAGATTATCCAAATCAACAATACAACAAAAGTAAATGTAAAGAACATTATGCCATTAAAAAAGAATGTGAATGTGGCTGGTTGGGATCTAAGATGGAGTGGGCGCATCATCGAAAATCAAAGCGTCACCGTCGGTATTGTCTAGAAAAATATCAAGATCAAATCTGTTTAGAATTACAGAATTATTAAGTAAATATTTAAGAATAAGTGATTAAATATTTGTTTGAAACATTAAGGCATAATTTTAATAATACATAGTTAATTTTCACTATAGTAAATATTAAGAATATATTTAAGTAAAAATACTTAGAATTATTTTCTCTAGTTAGTTTATAAAAATGGAAACTGAATTAACTGCCTCTTTATTTGAATGTTACTTTGGAGATGATGATTATGAATTTAAAGATATTAATGATATGAGCTTGAAACAGCTAGTGATTTATAAAAAACAATTACAAGATATAAATGATGGTAATAAACTAACAACAAAACAGAAACAATTATTAAATGGTAAATTTAAAGAGGATGTATGGAATGAATATCCTTCAACAATGTTTAACGCTCCTGAACTAGAGGCACTCTTTGATACAAAAATGAGACAGTTGGAGTTTGCTAGATACAAAAAAGAATGTATTAAAATAAATAATTTATTATTTGATAATTCAAAGGACATGATTTTAAAAATAGATGAGCTTGAAAAACAATTGAAAGAACAAAGTGAAACAAAATATAAAGCAGATCAAAAAATATA